GGACGCCCGACCTTTCGGCAACCATGACGCGCGCGGTACGGATGCTGAACGACGGCGACGTGCCGGCGGACCTCAGCGTGCAGCCCGTCTGGCGGAATCCGCTGCACGTCTCCCGGGCCGCAGCGGCGGACGCCGGGGCAAAGGTGCTCGACCAGCACCCCGAGCTCAGGGGAACCGAAGTCGGCATGGAGATCTCGGGTTTGACGCAGTCGCAGATCCACCGCGCACGGGCCGAGATCCGCGCCAACCGTGGCCGGGCGCTGCGCAGCCGTCTGACGCCGGAGACGGCCGATGGCGACGTCGCCTGACGCGGTACGAGCCGAGCTGGCCGTCATCACGTCGGCTGCGACCACGGAGATTGCTGCCGAGATCGCCGCAGTCCCTGTCGAGCGGCAGGTAGCTGCAGCACTGGAAGCAGTCAGCCTGCTTGTGCCGTCGTACTACGACGCCGCAGGATCGCTCGCGGTCGACTGGTACGACGAACTCCGCGCGGAAGCCGATCCTGCATCGGTCTTCACTCCGTCGATCATTGGCGATCCCGCGACGGACTGGATCGATCGGGAGATCGCAGCGTTCCAGAAGACGCTCGATGCCGACCTTCTCGACCTGCAGGCGCAGAACGAGAAGTCCATCAACGAGATGGTCGCCCTGGCCGCCAAGGAAGTCGCCCGCGGCTACCGCGACACCGTCGTCGGGAACACGCGGACCGACGTGGATGCGATCGGATGGAGTCGGATCGCTCGCCCGGGAGCCTGCAAGTTCTGCGTGATGCTCGCCGGCAAGGGATCGGTCTACAACAGCCGCTCGACAGCCATCTTCGCCGCGCACAAGACCTGCCATTGCGCCGCCCGTCCCGAGTTCAAGGGCGGCGAACACGGTCCCGAGGCGAACGCCCTGCAGTACGTCGCCTCAAGCCGACGCGCGAAGACCGACGCCGCGCAAGCCGCCCGCAACAAGCGACTGCGGGCGTACCTCAACAAGAACTACCCCGAGGCCCGTGGCTGAGGGGTCGCACGACCACCCCATCGCGGGGGAAGCGCCACGGCGGCGCTCAACGCCGGAGCACAACCTGACGAGGCAACGGAGAACGCTGATGCCCGAAGAGAACACGAACCCCGACGCCAACGAGGGCCCCGAGGCTGGCAAGCAGCCCGAGTCCTTCACTCAGGCCGACGTCGACCGCATCGTCCGTGAACGCGTGCAGCGCGAGAAGGCGAAGTACGCGGACTACGACGAGCTCAAGGCCAAGGCCGGCAACGCCACCTCGCTTGAGGAGCGAGTGGCCCAGATCGAGCGCCAGGCGCAGGAGTCCGAGGCCCGCGCACTGCGTGCCGAGGTCGCCAACGCGAAGGGGCTCACGCCGAACCAGGCCAAGCGCCTGATCGGAGCCACCAAGGAGGAGCTCGAGGCCGACGCCGACGAGTTGCTCAAGGACATCAGCGCCCAGAAGAAGCAGAACAACGTCTCGCCCCGCGAGGGCACTACCCCCAAGCCCGAGAAGAACGGCGACGAACGCGAGTTCGTCCGCACGCTCTTCGCTCGGGCGAACACTGACTAAGGAGTCAGATCATGGCAGTTCTCCAGACCGGATCACTCACGATCCCCAAGCAGAAGCTCGACCCGTGGCTGGGCAAGATCCAGAACGGCTCCGTCGTCGCCACCCTCTCGACCCCGATCCCGATGTCCTTCGGCGAGGGCGAGTCGTGGACTTATGACATCGGAGAGGCCGAGTACGTCCCCGAAGGCGGCAACAAGGGCGCCTCGACGGTCACCCCGACCAGCAAGTCGATGAAGCCCTTCAAGTTCCACAAGACCCTCCGGTTCTCCGAGGAGGTCCTGTGGGCCGACGAGGACCGCCAGCTCGAGGTCGTCGACCAGATCCTCGACCTCGTCCAGCCGGCGCTCTCCCGTGCGCTCGACTACGGCGTGCTGCACGAGATCAACCCGACCGGCGGCGCTGTCGTGGCCGCCATGAACGGCGGCCTCACTGACACGACCAACCTCGTCGAGGACGTCGCCGCGAACGCGCCCTACGTCAGCCTCGACGCGGCCGACGCACTCGTCTTGGCTGACGGCTACATGCCGCGGGACATCGCGCTCGCCCCCGCCTACGCCGCCCGGTTCGCCGCGCGACGCAACGCGACCACCGAGCAGAAGCTCTACCCGGACTTCCGGCTGCAGCTTCCGGTTTCCGACCTGGAGGGCCACCGCGCGTCGGTGTCCAGCACGGTCGCCGGCACGGGCGTCATCGCGGTCGACACCAAGGTGCTCGCCTTCGTCGGCAACTTCGACACCGTCCGCTGGGGCATCCAGAAGCAGATCGGCCTCGAGCTGATCAAGTACGGCGACCCGGACGGCGGCGGCGACCTCAAGCGCAAGAACGAGGTCGCCTTCCGTGCGGAGGTCGTCTACGGCTGGGGCATCGCGGACCTGAACGCGATCGCCAAGATCCACGACCTCGTCTGAGAAGGAGGCTGACATGGCTGACAAGCCGAAGCTGGTCCGAGGCACGCTCGCCAACGGCGCTGTCGTGCAGACCACCGAGGAGAACGCCGAGCGCCTCGGCGCCCAGTTCACCCCGGAGAAGTCGTCCGCCCAGAAGGCGACGACCCGCAAGTCGTCCTCGGGCGACAACTGATCGGAAGGCGGTGCGGTCGTGGCTGTGACCCCCGATGACATCGCGGTCGAGCTCGGCCGCACCGCCCCCGAGCCTTCCGATGCCGAGTACGCGCAGTGGGAACTCTGGATCTCTGATGCCCGGTTCCTGATCGGCGCGCGCCTCGGAGACATCACTGAGCTCGACCAGCCCACGGTCGACTACGTGGTCCGGCAGGCTGTCGCTGCCCACGTGCGCCGGCCGGACGATGCCACGCAGGTGTCGGTTGCGGTTGACGATGGATCGGAATCGCGGACTTACCGCTCCGGAAAGGGGCGCGTGGTGATCCTCGACGAGTGGTGGACGCTCCTGACGCCCGCCACGGGCTCGGCGAGGGCGTTCTCGATCATCCCCACCGGCGGAGCCTCGGTGCACATGCCGTGGTGCTCCCTGATGCTCGGCGCCACCTACTGCTCCTGCGGCGCGGACCTCACCAATGGCGAATATCCGCTCTACGAGGGCGGCGTCTTGAGCGGTGACGAGTACTGATGAGTCTGCAGGACTCCATCGCAAGCGCTCTGCCGCGGCTCCGCGCCGAGGCCGAGTCCCGCATGACCTCCCGCTGCACCATCCGCCGCAAGGGAGGACCGCCGGTCATGGTCGACGGCTTCAAGGTGTCGGCGTGGACCATCGTGCACGCCGATCTCCCTGTTCGCATCGGCGGCACAAGCCGCGGAGCATCGCCCGCTCGCCGTGACGACTCTGCCGGCAATGAGGTCGAGGTCCCGGTCCGCACGGCGCACTTCCCGACCACCACGACCGATCTCGCGGATAGCGACTACATCGAGGTCACCTCTGGCGAGAACGCGGGGCTCGTCCTCCGCATCGTCGAGGCCACATGGCAGGACCAGGCGACCGCCCGCCGCGTCCCCGTCGTGGGCGTCGTCCGACCGAAGGAGTGGCCGTGAAGATCAAGGTCACCCACCACATCGACGACCTCGCGCGCGACCTGCAGCGCATCCCGGTGCTAGCCGCGCGCGACGTCCGTGCTGCTGTCCGCCATGGCGCGATGACGGGCAACCTGATCGCCAAGGATCACGCGCGGGCGAAGTCGGGCCCGCACGGCAGGGCCTACTACAAGCGCCTTCGGTGGGACTCCCCGCAGCACAGCCTCTTCGGCGGCGCGGGCTGGTCGGCCGAGTACGGCCCGACCGGCGTCCCGAAGTCCGAGTTCGTTGGCGCCGGCTACCGCGACGGCTCTGGCAACACCGACCTTGAGGTCTCGCAGGGTCCTGCGATCGGCGTCGTCGCGCAGGACATCCGCAAGTCGATGGACGACTGGTTCTGGCCGGGGGCCCGGTGAGCGTCCGCGACGAGCAGCCGATCGCCGATGCGATCAAGGCCGCCATCCAGGTCGAGCTCGCCGACAAGGCGTTCGTGTTCGATCTCGATGAGGTGCCCGGTGTCGTCGGCGGCGACAACCCGTCTGGCGGGCTGCCTCAGTGGCATGTCGAGGTCGGCCTGCATCGCGTCGATGCATCGCCCTCCCGGCGCGCGTCGGGCGAGGTGACGATCCCCGACTGGGAACTCATCACCCGCTGCCACGCCGACTCCGTGACGAACGTGCGCGAACTGCGCCGTCGCGTCGGCCTCGCGCTCGAGGACCGCGCCTACGACCGCTCCGACGGCGGCACGGTCGGCCCGTTCCGGTTCGCGATCAGCGAGCCTGCCGACCCCGACGACACCGGCTTCGTCGGCGTCGACCACTGGACCTTCGCCTGACCTGTCGGGCATCCGCCCCGCTACTCACCACCCGACCCGCAAGGGAGATTCCGTCATGCCCAAGACCCCTCAGCCCGACGAGCAGGGTCGTCTCCGCGTCCTCGACAAGGACACCGGACACCAGCTCTCGATCAACGCGCCCTCGCTGCCCCACGGCAACTACGAGGTGCTCGAGGAGCCCGCCTCGGACCCGATCTCCGGCGAGGCCCTTCCGGCCGTCCACGGCACCCCCAAGAAGACCCCTGTCGAGACCACCACCAACGGCCGGACGGCCGAGAACAAGGAGAAGCACGATGGCTGAGCCGCTTCGTCCCGCACCGGCCAAGCTCTACGGTCGCGAGAACTGGATCTTCGTCCCCACGATCGCGTCGGCCGCCCTGGCGCCGACCGTGGCGGAGGCAACGGGCGCGTCCTCGCTGGACATCACCCGCATCGCGTTCGCGGACGGCGCCCCGGAGCCGACCCAGAACACCAACCTGGTCGACCAGAACCGTCGCTTCGGCGACACCACGCTCGCCCAGTTCGTCGGCACTACGACCTATGCCGGCGGCCAGATGACCTACCAGTTCGACCAGCAGGGCGCCGCTGCGTCCGACCCGGTCAAGGCGTGGGAGAAGTTCAAGAACACCTCCGGCACCGTGACCGGCTTCCTTGTGAAGCGGTCGAACGTGGCGCGCGCGACTACCCCGATCGCCGGCCAGTTCGTCGATGTCTACCCGGTCGAGATCGGCCCGTCGATGCCGACCAAGTCGGGCGACGGCGAGAACGCCGAGGGTGCCGCGGTGTGCACGTTCGCGATCACCAGCGACCCGGCCTTCAAGGTCGCGATCCTCGCCTGATCCTCAGTCGCGCGGGCCGGGTGGGTCTCGACAGCCGCCCGGTCCGCGCTCCTGCGTCACTCCCCTGTCGAGCCTGTCGAGAGGAATCACTGTGAACGTCAGCATCAAGTACGGGCCCCGAACGCAAGCAGCCGTCGTCATCGATGGCATGGACATCACACACGCTGTTCTCGCGGACGGCTTCGGCGTGGAATTCCCGCAGGCGACCGACGACAAAGGCGCGGCCATCGTGCGCCTTCGGCTGCGCCCCGATGTCCTCACGATCGACCTTCCCGAGGGCATTGTCGTCGCGGAGATCGAGGATGGGGAGGTCGCCTGATGCCCCGCAAGACCGTGCTGCTGTACGCCGACGGCGACTTCGAGCAGCTCGCCGAACTCCGGACCCGGGTCGGGATCGCCGAGCGCAACGCCGCGCAGGCAGAGAACCTGCCCCGGCGTCTCGGCGACGACGACCACACGAGCGCCGAGGTCGAGGCCACCCGCGCCGAGTTCGACGCCTTCGTCGATGCCGCCGCCGAGCGCGCCGAGGAGTGGATCGTCGAGTCCATCGGCCACGAGGACTGGCGCGAACTGCTCCTGGCCCACCCAATGCGGAAGACGACCGAGCCGGGTCCCGATGGGCCGCTAGAGGTCGACCATCCCGTCGACAACGAGTGGGGCTTCAATGTCGAGACCTTCGGCAAGGCGCTGCTCCTGTGGGCCGACCCGGAGGACGAGACGCACCGGACGATCCAGAAGGCTGGCGACGTCGCTCTCGGCGGTCTCGCGCGGCGCATCAAGCGCCTGTCAGCGGGGCAGTTCGAGACCCTGTGGGCCACCGCCTACGCGCTGAACACGGGCGGTGTAACGGACCCAAAATCCGGTCGCTACTCGCTCGGCGCGGCGAAGTCCGACGAGACCTGACCATCGCCCGATCGCTCGGCTTGACGCTCGTCGAGTTCGACGCGCTGGGTGAGACCGAGCGGTCGCTCTGGATCGAGGAGTGGCGCCGCGAGCAAGCGGAATGCCCCGACTGTGGTCGCCCGCGCGAGCAGTGCTCCGACTCGCAGCAGACGTGGTACCCGTACCGCCAGATCTGCTACGCGACCATGGCGCGCACAGCGGCCAAGGAGCAGTACGACGCGCTCCACGAGAGGGCGATCTACCACGACGGCAGCTTCACCTCGTGGAAGTCGGAGCAGACCCGCTCGCACCCGTACCGCTTCGATGCCGGCGTCAACGTCGGTGTCGCAACTGAGGACCCGACGCCGTGGGACAAGTTCACCACCGAGCGCGAAGCCTCACCTGTTCGCCCTGACGATGACGACGCAGAGGAGGCGTGATCGCCGATGGCCGTGCGCCGTGAGTCCGTGCTCCTTGAGGTCGACGACCGCTTCACTCGCGAGATCCTGCAGGCCGCGGCGGCGACCAAGCTCCTCGACCAGGCGCTGAACTCACTGTCGCGGTCGGCCACCACGTCGTCGCGCGATGTCACGCGCGCCCAGCAGGACACCGAGCGTTTCCGGCAGTCGGCCAACCAGACCGGGCCGGCGATCGACCGCCTTTCGGGGCGTCTCGCGATCATGGCGAAGGCGGCGCTCGTCCTCGGTCCTGCGCTGGTGCCGATCGGCGCTGTCGGTGTCGCTGGCGTCGCCGGCCTTGCTTCCCAGCTCGGTTTCGCGGCCATCGGCATGGGTTCGCTCATGGTGGCGACCCGCGGGGTTGGCGATGCTCTCAAGGCGGTCAACGCTGCAGCGATCGAGCCGACGGCGGCGAACCTCGAGAAGGCTCGCGCGGCCATGGCTGGCATCGGTCCGGAGGCTCGTGAGTTCGTCGCCCGCTTCCAGGAGCTGCGGCCTGTCTTCGGTGACATCCGCGATGCTGCCGCACGTGGCTGGTTCCCGGGCCTCACCTCGGCCATGGACGACTTCGAGCGGGTCGCACCTCGCGTGGCATCCCTCTTCGAGGCGATCGGCAAGACGGGCGGCAACCTCGTCGCCCAAGGTGCTGCGGCCCTCGCCGGACCGGAGTGGGACGAGTTCCTCCGTTTCGTCGAGGCCGAGGGTCCAGAGGCACTGGACATGTTCGGCCGATCGATCGGCAACGTGGTCCACGGTCTCGCTGAGCTCTGGATGGCGACGTCCCCGATCAACAACGACTTCTCGACATGGCTGATGACCGCCAGTCGGAACTTCGACGCGTGGGCAGCCGGGTTGTCGGAGACCGAGGGGTTCCAGGACTTCATCGAGTACGTCCGACAGTCCGGGCCTCAGGTTGGGCGCACACTGGGCGCGATCGCCGAGGCGACTGTCGAGATCGTCAAGGCGGCCTCCCCGCTCGGCGGCCCGGTGCTGTCTGCCTTCGAGACGATCGCAGACACCCTCAAGTTGATCGCCGAGTCGCCTGTCGGAACGAAGATCTTCACGATGGCCGCCGCGTTCGTCGTGCTCAACAAGACGCTTGCGATCACGGCCGGCCTGCTGGCCCGCACGGGTCTGGTTTCGGCTGGGACCGCAGGCAAGATTCGCGGTGCCGGCGGCGGGAGCGGTGGCCCCGCGCCCGTTCCCATTGGCGGTGGTCCCGCTGGTGGACCGACTCCCGTTCCGCTGATGGGCCGCCTCAATGCGGCCAAGGGTGCGATCGGGCAGTTTCGCACTGACCTCGCTGCGCTTCGTGGTGCAACGCTCGCACAGCGGAATGCCAGCACGTCCCTGATCGCCGCTCAGGCGCGCGTCAACGCAACCATGAAGCAGACCGGAGCGACCGCATTGAAGGCGGGCGCCGGGGTGGGCGCCTTCGCTATCGCGACCGGGACCCTGGGTCAGGGTCTTGGCCTGCAGAACACGGCGATGCTCGGCCTCGTTGGCTACATGGCAGGTCCGTGGGGCGCTGCGATCGGTGCGGGCATCGGACTCGTCACCGACATCACCGCCGCGAACCGGCAGTGGGAGGAGTCGCTTCGACAGATTCACGCCGCGCTGGCATCGGGCGACACGGCGCAGATCGAGGCTGCAAACGAGGCGCTCAAGAAGCGCCGCGAGTACCTCGATGACCTGCGGACCACGTCGGGCGTAGGGGACCTCTTCTCGGACGTCATCAGGACCAAGGCTGGATTCGACCTGCCGACCCAGAAGGACTACGACGAGCTCACGTTCAGCACGAAGAGTGATGCGCCGAAGCGGTTGCGCGAGATCAGCGCCAGCTTCGGCAACATCGCCGCTCAGGCATCGCTTGCCGCCGAGGAGGTCGAAGACCTTCGCCAGGAGTTGGCCAATGTCGGCACTGTCCTGACGAAGCAGGGTCAGTTCGACGCCTACAAGCAGGCCATCGACGACATGACGGCCTCGGTCAAGGAGAACGGGCGCACCCTCGACGCGAACACCGAGAAGGGTCGCGCGAACCGTGAGGCGTTGAACAACATCGCGGCCTCGGCGGTCCAGTACTCCCAGAACCTGCAGGGCATGGATCGCATCCAGTTCCTTCGTGGCGCGATCAAGAACTTCAAGGAGGCCGCCGCGCAGGCCGGCGGGATGGATGCTCGCGCGCGGCAGGTTCTCCAGACGCTTCGGGCGTTGATGAAGGCCGACGCGAAGCCGAAGGTCGACGTCCAGGCTGGCGACTCGTTGGTGCAGCTCAACCGCATCAAGGCGGCCATCGACGCGATCCGCAGCAAGACGGTCACCATCAACACCATCCGCCAGGAGCAGGGCCTCAACCGCCGAGCAGATGCGATGGACGGTCGCGCCCACGGTGGCTACACCGGCCCAGGTGGCAAGTACGAGCCGGCGGGCATCGTTCACCGCGGCGAGGTCGTGATCCCGCAGGAACTCGTCCGTCGCGACCGTGGCCTGTTGCTCTCCCGCTACGGCCACCTGTCGGGCATGGAGCACCTGGCGAAGGGTGGTCTCGCCGGTTACGCGAACGGCGGGCGTGTCGGTGCGCTGGAGTTCGCCGGCCTCCCCGCGATCAACCTGACTGCCGCGAGCCTCAAGGAGCTGAATAAGGCACTCCGGCTGTCGACGAAGGCCATCGACAAGGAGCGGTCGCAGCGCGAGGACGTGCTGTCGAAGATGACCGACCTGCGCGCCTCAGTGCGCGGTCGCCTGACGTCCGACCTGTTCGGGCAGACGGACGCGTGGACCGATGGCGGCGGTGTCGCTGACGTCCTAGCGACGCTCAAGGGAGACATCGCGAGCGGGACCACACTCAAGGCGCAGATCGCCCAGTTGAAGAAGAAGGGCCTCGACGGTGGCGCCCTGGCGGACCTGCTGGCGAACGCTGACGCGGCGACGGTAGCCAACTTCGCGGGTGCTTCGGCGGCCGACCTGCGCAGGTTCGAGCTGGCCTACGAGAAGCGGGCCGCGCTCGCATCCTCAGTGGGCTCGTCGGCGGCCACCGTGGCCTTCGGGTCCGAGCTCAAGGTGTCCAACCGCCAACTTGCTGCGCTCAACCGTCGCGGCGCTCGCATCGAGGCCGCTATCCGCGAGGAACACAAGCACGACCGCAAGTCGTCGAAGCGTGGCGCCGGCAACAGCGCGCGCAACAGGAAGAGGGGCTGACGGTGCAGGACTACTCGATCCGGTGGGGCGACACCCTGCCGCCGTTCGCAGGACCCGGGTCGGAGTTGCCAGACGAGGGTTACGCGATCGAGGCGATGGCCGACGGGACCAACTTCGGGAACCCGCAGGCGCTGATCGAGGTCGTGAAGTCGCTGCTTACCGACGGCTCGCTGGCAGTGCTGGAGGGCTGGGACAACCGGGAGGCCCCGATCCGGCTGAGGATCTCGGCACCTACTGCCGTCGCCGGACCCGCGCTCGCCGACGCCGAGAAGGCCCTGATGGCCGCGGTCCTGGCGACGTCGAAGGGCCCGCTGGTCTACGTCCCGCCAGCCCAGGACTCAGCGACGTGCGTGTTCGATGTGGTGGCCGCGAAGCTCGAGCGCGACACCTCGGACGGCTGGGACCTTGAGGAGATCCGCCGCGAGTACCGCTTCTACCTGCTGACCCTGACGTGCCTGCCGTTCGCGCGCACCGAGGAGTCGACCGTGGTGCCTACCCTCGGGATTCCGGTCCCGCCGGGGTCGGGAACTACGGTCGCGATCGACGACTGTTCGACAACGACCGGATGGACGGCCCCGACAGGAAGCGGCCCGACCACGACCGGGACCTCAGTCGTGGTGACTTCGACGTATCCGAGGGTGCCCTCCCTGCGTCGCACGGGCTCGGTATCGATGGGGGCGACCCCTTACCTGAAGGTTCAGTTGTCGACCGTCCTGTACATCACGACGCCGACCTCTCCGATCGGCTCCAATACCCCAACCTTCAAGATCGACGGAGTCACCGTCTCGCCCCTGTATTTCTCAGGCGGATTCGCCTACTTGGACCCCGGGCCCAGTTTCACGCAGCTCGACATCTCAATCACGCCGGGGACGGCGTGGGGAAGCGGCGTGAGCGCGGCTCTGTCGGCGATCGACATCTCCCGGACTGACCAGTTGCCCGTGTCCGGGACGACGAGGCAGCAGTCCCGCACCGCCAGCGTTTTGGGGTCGGCTCCGACGCAGGCTGCGGTCCGCCTCTATGACGCGACTCCGGGGGACCTCGGGGTCGACACACTGGTCTATACGACCAAGAACGCGAACGCTACGCCGGCACTTCGCCCCTGGCTTGACTCAGCGGCGACCGTAACCAGCGATTCGACGATGGTCTCGGGCGCGCGCAATACCCTGACGTCGCCCAATGTCTTCCAGATCCCCGCGGCCAACTTCACTGATGGCACCTACGCACTCATGGCCCGCCTGAACGTCACCACCGGCGGCGACCTCGCCTGGTCTGCGCGGATGGTCGACGCAACCGGGGCGACCACGCTGGGATCGTCGGTCACCTCCAGTGGCACGATTACCCTCGGCGTGAGCGGTGGGTACCGGGTCAACTCACTCGGCGCGGTCAGTCTCCCGATCGTCGCGGTCGAGGCCGACCAGATGGTCGAGGTGACGCTGACGGGAACCGCCAACATGACGCTCGACGAAGCGTGGCTGTTCGGCCTCGACGACGGAGCGCTGACTTGGGTTCGCGACACGAGTCTCGACCTGCAGTGGATCGAGATCCGCTCGCCCGACCTGACCTCGGCCCGACCTTCCGTCTATGGCGGCTCGGGGGCATTCGGAAACGCGGCGGTGTGCATCGACTTCATGTGCCTGTCGTTCGGGGCTCACCGATTCGAACCTGGCCTGATGGTCGTTCACACCATCACGTCGTCCTCGCTCGTCAGCCAGTCCGAGCTCGAGTTCTACCCGCGCTACCACTCCCACGTGGAGGGCAGCGCGGCATGAGCCGGCGCTCCGTCACCCGTCCCGAGGTTCGGGTCGGGGGCTTCTGGCTGTCCTCGATCGCGCCGCAGGGATGGGGTGCGCTGCACCACGGAACCCGGGCCAATGGCGCTTGGGAGGCGTCGTGGACGATCCCGAACGTGCGGACCTGGCGACACCCTGCGCTGGTCTACGGCGCGCTCGTTGAGATCTTCCTCGGTCCCATCTGCGTGTTCGCGGGGACGCTGGAGGAGCCCGACTGGGACAGCGGCCAGTTCGTTGCCATGGGCGCCTGCCGCGACGGAGAGACCGCCGTGGCGCTGACCGCGGGCGGCGTCACCTCGACCGCGCCGAACACCGTCATCGACGCAGCCATCGCCCGGGGCGTCCTGTCATGGACCCGCGTGGGCAACTTCGGGACCACCGCTGTCGGCGACGTCGAGAGCCTGAGCGGTGTCGTCACCGTCCAGTCAGTTCTCGACGCATGGGCACAGGAGAACAACTCGAACTGGTTCGTCGACAACCAGCGCAACCTCATCATCAAGCCGCTCGATGAGACGACCGTCGACTGGTTCGTCGTTCCCGGATCCGGAGTCCTCGGCTCGGCATCCCAGGAGCGCGTCGACCGGATCTTCGTGCGCTACATCGGCACCAACGGCGCCCGCGCGACTGCGTCCTACCCCGCTTCCACGCCGGTCGGTGGCGTCGAGAAGTCCGCGGACATCACCGACCGCGGCGCCATGTCGTCGGCCAAGGCCACCTCCATCGCGCAGGGCATGTGGTCCGACCTTCAGGGGCGTCCCGGCTGGACCAACGGGCTCACTCTCAAGGGCGGTCAGGTCACGACACCGGGAGGAGTCCTCGCTGACCTCGCGCTGGTTGCGGCAGGCGACACGATGCGGCTACTGGGCGTGCCTGACGTTCGCGGGGTCGCCCAGCACACCGACGTCGTCATCGGCGACACCGACTACGACTGGGAAGAGGACGAGGTCCAGGCCAACCCGGTCGGGATCGCCGCCCGCGACACGGAGTCGGTGCTCGAAGAGGTCGGCAATCTCGCTGTCGATGCCATGAACAAGGCCAGCGCCGGCAACGGGCGGGCTCACGTCGAGCGCACCAAGACCACCCCGCAGTCCATTGCCGACTCGACATGGACGACGGTGCAGTTCGGCAACGACGTGCTGACGTCCGGCATGACCTACTCGACCGGCGTGCTGACCGCCGTCCAGTCCGGCCGCTACGACGTGCGCGGCTACGTCCAGTTCGCGTCGAACACGACGGGCCGGCGACTGGTCCGGGTGACCAAGAACGGATCCGAGGTCGAGTCGCTCGAGGTCCCTCCTGTCGCTGGCGGCAACGTCACGCGCATCAAGATCGCCGCCACCGTCGCGCTGTTGGCAGGCGACACCGTTGATGTGCAGGCGTGGCATAGCTCGACCGCAGCACTGGATGTGACCGCCGCCTGTCGCCTGACCATCGAGCAGATCGCGTAGGGGGCGCACCGTGCCTCTTGACCCACCAACCTTGGCCGAGCTCATGCGCCGCCTCGACGAGATGGCCGTGCGACAAGAGAAGATTCTCGAGGAGATCAAGCAGGATCGCGCCACCATGGCGTCGACCTACGTCCGTCAAGACGTCTACATGGCCGAGCGGCAGATGGCCAACGCCGTCGCCGCCGACATCCGCACCGACGTCACCCAGCTTGAGAACACGATGGTGCGTGAGTTCAGGGAGATCGACGACACCCGGAAGGCCGAGCAAGCACAGCGCCGGCAGATGCTCATGTGGCTCGGTGGCCTGACCGTGACCATCCTCCTGACGATCGCCGGCTTCATCGTCTCCATCACGACAGTGCTGCTTTGAGGTGAGTCTCTTGCGCCGGACCTTCAACTACGTGCCCTCAAGGACGGCCCTGCGTCGCGGTGCCATGTTCCTCATCGCCCTCTTTGTCGCCGTACTCCTTGGCTCGGTGTGGGCTGTGATGTGGCTGGCCAACGAGAACGAAACCCTCGACGAGCGCGACCGGCAGTCACTGGCCGACCGCGAATCCCTGCGCCATGACCTCACCGCCGAGCAGGCTGCACGAGAGGCACTGGAGCAGCAGATCCGCGGCCTTGGCGAGAAGCCTGTGCTCGAGCCCGAGGATGTGCCGCCTGAGGCTGACGTGATCGTTGTCCCCGGCCCCAGGGGCGACCGGGGCAAGTCCTGCATTGAGGAGATCGGCTACCCGCGCTGTCGCGGTGCTGCGGGTCGCGAGGATCAGGAGCCCGAGCGGCAGGAGGCGGAGATCCAGGACGGCGAATCAGACGATCCCGAACAGCAAGACGCCGAGATTCAGGATCCCGAGAAGGATGACCCCGACCCTGACGACCCAGAGAAGGATGACCCAGATCCGGCCTCGCCGTACAACTTCACCTTCCAATTCGTCGTCCCCGGGGCCGGCGGCTCACCGGACCAGACCTACACCGTGACCTGCAACTCCGGGACAGGGAGCTGCTCGGTCTCCTAGGAGCCATTGAGCACGAAGTCAAGGATCTCCTTGACTTCGGCGAGGTTAGTCAGGAACCACTCACGCCCCGGCGCCCCGGCCATCCGCCGGCCGCGGGTGTCGAGAGTTGAGTGAAGCATCCGCTCACCAACGGATGCCGAGTCAGTTCGGTAGATCAGGCCAATCACGGGCTCCTCGGGCACGGCGGTCGAAACCTGATCACGAATGCGCGAGGGCAAGTCACCCTTGGTCATGCCGATCTTCATGGGCCACGTATCGCGACCGAGATAGGCGGCTTGGTCGCGGTAGGCCGGCAGGTAGTACACGTACACCACCTCCTTCCCCTCGCCGTACTCGACGGGAACGTCGGGACCATCGGCGGAGATGTCGGGGAGGACTCGCCAGTAGCCGCGCGCAAGTGATTCGGCTCGCCCCTTGCGCACCAGATCGGCGAGCGCCTTCTTGGCCACGCTGACGACCGCGCCCACGGACTCGAGCCCGCCGCGCTCTACGTGAAGCGCCTGGATCTTCTCGACCAACTCACTGCGGCTGATGGCCTCATTGGGCGGGACGGCCTCGAGGGTCAGTTCGGAAAACACGGCCCCGGTCAGCGGGACGCCCTTGTATCGGTAAGAACTCATGGTCCGATCCTACCGGACTGAAGGGTCCAAAAGGACCGATTGGAGGCACCCAGTGAGCTGGTTCCTTGCTCCATCCCTCGTGGCCCTGCGCGACGAGGTCAACGCCCGCTTCCCCAACCGCGACAAGTCTTCCGATGGCGCTGTCGGCGACACCAGTCACGCCGCCCGGAAGTCCTCCCACAACCCGCTGTGGAGCGCGCCCGGCAACTGGTCCGGCGTCGTCCGCGCAGTCGACATCGACAGCAACGGCAAGCCAGGCGAGCGGACCCCAGTCGTTGATGCCCTGCTCAACGCCGCGATCGGCGATCCCCGCGCTTGGTACGTGATCTGGAACCGGCAGATCTTCTCGGTCACCTACGACTGGGAGCCGCGCCCATACGACGGCGCCAGCCCGCACGACCACCACGTCCACATCTCCGTCCTGGAGGCCGTAAAGGCGTGGTCCGACACATCCCCGTGGCTCAAGGAGGCCGACGACATGTTCAGCGACAAGGACCGCGAGATGCTCACCCGCATCGACACCCGAGTGGCCAACCTGCAGCGCGTGGAGAAGATCCGCGCCGAGCTCGAGCGCGAGACCGACGCCAAGCGCCACCAGCAGCTCCTCGCCGAGCTCTCCAAGGTGCGCGCCGACCTGGACGCGAGTTGAGGTGACCACCATCGCCTGCGCGTGGAACGCCCGCGCCCGGGACAACGATCCGTTCGGGGTGAACCTCGTCCGGGCGAGCCGCAACGGCACCGTCCCACTGTTCGGGGTCATGGAAGTCAACGGCAACCGCGCGCCGATCCAGCGGTTCGCGAAGACCTACGGCTACGACATCGTGACCGGCGAGGGCGAGATCGGCGGGTCCTCGCAACTACTCGTCAGGACCGACGCGGCGCGGATCATCAACTCCGGCGTCATCCAGATCAGCACCCCGTGGTGGGGACCGAAGGGCAAGCGGATCGACGGCCGAGCGTTCCCGTGGGTGGCGGTCGAGTTCGACGACGGCCGGGAG